TCCAACTCAGTGACTACCTGGTTGTCATACCACTTCTTAGTTTTCTCCGACAGGGTAGATGAGAAGTAACCACTAGCATTAATTGCTAGTTCAGTATCTGAATCGGTGATGTTTGCGCGAAGTAACTTCATTAACTCTGGGTCAAAAATGGTAACTTGACGAGAGGCTACGAACTTCGAACGAAGGTTGCCATCGGGCATTTGCTCCACACGGCGGTCTACTACAGTTGCTTTGATAACGGTATCGTAATCCTTGATGGACTTAAGGATTGAGCCGTTGAATGTGAACTTGTTCATCTTATCTCCTTGGTTAGTTGTTGGATTTTGGAGGGGAAATCCCCCAGCCATCAGGGCTGGGGGTTTCCGCTCTGTTAGAACGATATATTGTATGCTGAGTCTATGTTCTCGAGCCGTCCTGCTATTATGTCTAGCATTGATGGCTTGCCACTTGACTTACAGTCGCAGTATCCACCTGCTTCGCAGTCTTCGCATGTGAAGTGGTTACAATGTAGGCATTGGATACTTGATGTACTTCCGCATGTGAGGCAGGCATTTAGCCCACCACTTTCTGGGTTGATGGCGTGGGTGTTCATGCGACTGCCTGCTTCCACATACCGAAGTAACGGCGTGCTTGCGACTGAACGAACCATTGAACTGATTCGGGTAAGCATTCGGTGCAACCTACTGCGCGGTTAACCACTAAGTGGCACTTGTGGCAGACCTTTTCAAACCCATGTATCTCTACATTGGTGTCAAAGAATCGGTCAGAGATGAGCGAGGTGGGCTCAAGGAACTCATCTCGCTCAGTCCAGTCGTGACCTGAGGGCATGTCCTCTACCTTAAGCATTGGCTGGTATAGCCCTTGATATAGGTAGATATCGTTGCCAGCATCAACTATCTGATGGGCTATCATGGAGTCACGCGACTCCTTGGTTTCTACACAAGCGGTACATAGAACATCTGCGGTACAGTCTAGACACTGGCGTTCAACGCTGATACCAGCAGGGATGTATTCGGTTTTCATCTTGTTCCTTTCTGTCAATCCAACCATTGGAAAGACAATCGGAATTGAATCGTCCTGTCACCCAAGCCAGAAGGTGGCAAGCGTGTAAGCCATCCAAGCGCAGGGCTCCGAGTCGCGCTCTAGGGCTTGCGTAGTTCAGCAAGCCCTGCGACTTGACAGGAACGATACAATGGAGATACCGAGGCAGGATTATGAAAGCCAGATACAGAATCCAATTGCGCCGTATTTTGGCGCACATGTTTTGGATTCACTCTGGCGGTTCGCACTGGCAATGTGCGAGGGTTGAAGAAGCCAGCCATCGGCAGACATAGAAAAATCTTTTATTAGTAGACGGATAGTATAGTCACTGCCAGTCTGGGGCGCAGGCTGGTAGCGCTATAGGACTGTAGCCCGTAACTATATACTCTATACAGTACAGGCGTCAGTTAATTAAGCAGTCTGCTGGGTCATTCATGACCCCAGACTGATTAATCTGCTGTTAATAGCGTAGTAGTATCTACCATAACTATTTTCTGGTACAACAGTACCCCTGTGACACTGTCCTATTATGTCCTATTATATACCCATTTAAAGAATAGGCAAAAAGATTTTTTGCCAGAAAGTGTTCGTTTTAGGTGTTTGAACGGATTAATACTATATAGAGGTAGTTTACTACCTATTATAAGAAAAGCCTCTAGGGCTTTTCGTTACAGACTGTATCTACTGTCTGTTACTAACTGATTGTAATAGACTAATAGTTTATAGATGGGACAGGTCTGTGACTTTTCAGAAGGGGGCTAATAACCCCAGAAGTGATGCTATGGCAGTAGCAAAGGCTAAGGTTTTATCCTTTGTATCTGAGGGGCATAGTCCCCATAAGGCTATGGAGTTGGTAGGCAAAAAGCCAGACACGGTTCGTATCTGGATGCTACGGGACAAAAAATTTGCGGCTGACTTGGTGGAAGCCAAGGAAGAAGCCAAAAGCAATTCTGTTAAGGCGCTGGGTATAGCAAAGGACGAAGTTACCTTTCCTCAGTTTTCTGAGATATTCCTGAATCAAAAAGCCTTTCCTCATCACCTAGATTGGATTGACCTATTAGAGGGGCGTGAGCCTTCTTGGCTCCACCCTAGTATGAAATACGAGCCAGGCCAGCAGAGTCGGCTATTAATTAACGTACCCCCTGAGCACGCTAAGTCCACAGTCATTACTGTGAACTATTCAACTTACCGCATCGCTCTCAATCCCAATGTCCGCATTATCGTGGTAAGCAAGACATTACTCAAAGCACGCGAGTTCGTGTACGCAATCAAGCAAAGGTTAAGCCACCCGCGCTGGTTAAAGTTGCAAACAACTTATGGACCAGAAGGGGGTTGGAAAGATGATTCCGATACTTGGCGAGTTGATACTGTCTACCTTGGGAGCGATGCGCGTAACTCAAGTGAGAAGGACCCTACCCTTCAAGCCTTAGGTATGGGTGGTCAGATTTACGGAGCACGTGCCGACCTGATTATCTTGGACGACTGTATTACTACTTCCAATGCCCATGAGTGGGATAAGCAGATTGACTGGCTACAGAAGGAAGTTATTACCCGTTTGGGTAAAAACGGTAAGTTGCTTGTGGTAGGAACCCGCATTGCCGCACAGGATTTCTATAAAGAGTTGCGTGACCCGAAGTACTGGTCTGGCGGCAAAAGCCCCTTTACCTACATGGGTATGCCAGCAGTTCTTGAATATGACGAAGACCCTAAGAAGTGGGAAACCCTTTGGCCTAAAGCAGACATCCCTTGGGATGGCGATGAAGATAATCCTGATGAAAACGGCCTATACCCTAAATGGGATGGGCAGACGCTATCACGGCGCAGAGGTGAAGTAACACCCTCTACTTGGGCTTTAGTCTATCAGCAGGAGGATGTCGAAGAAGATTCCATCTTCCCGCCCGCCTTGGTTCAAGCAGCAATCAAAGGCACACGTAGACGTGGTCCCTTGAAACCAGGCGCGGTGGGACATCCGACTGCTGTCGAAGGCTACACAATTATTGGCTTCGACCCTGCCATGTCAGGTAACGCTGCTTTTGTAGCAGTAACCTATAACAGGACAGATTCTAAAATTTACGTTTTGGACTGCATCAATATGAGCGAACCGAATCCGCAAAAGATTCGTGCCATGATTGAAGAAATGGTTTTGAAATACAAACCACAAGAGTTCCGTGTAGAAATTAACGCCCACCAGAAAGCATATTCACTAGATGAGGATTTGCGTCAGTGGCTATCTTCCTATGGCGTAAGACTTGAAGCGCACTTTACTGGCAAGAATAAGTGGGATACTAACTTTGGCGTAGCCTCCATGTCTACGCTGTTTGGAACAATGCGTGAAGGCAAGTTCCAAAATAACAATGTCATTGAACTTCCGTCCACCTCTGACTCAGAGGGATTGAAAGCGTTAGTCCAGCAGTTGATTACATGGAAAGCAAACACTAGAGGCAAAACAGATACTGTTATGGCTTTATGGTTTGCAGTAATACGAGCAAGAGAGTTCATGCAACAAACAAGTTATATGACTAAGTTTACTAATAATCGCTGGTCAACACGAGCACAAACAGATAGACGATACTCAATCAACTTAGACGAAGCCTTTGCAGAGCAATGGCAAGACAACTACGGATAGGAAAATAAAATGGCAATGGCAAATATGGCTGGCGGAAAGCCAGCAAAGAAGTACACAGCACCTAAAGGTGTAGCACCTATGGCAGCAAAAACAAAGAAGACTGTTGTTTCTCAAGCAGTCATTGACAAGATTAAGTCGGATGGTATGACAGCAGCACTTAAGAAGGCTGGAGCAGGCGGAGTAGGCGCAGCATACATGGAAGGCGTAAAGCGTATGTATGGTGCTAAGCGTGTAGCAGCAGCAGTTGGTAAAAATGCTGCTTCAACAACTTCAAAGAACATGGCGGCAAAGAATGAAAAAGGCCGCCCTGGTTCAAAGTTTAAGTAACAGTTAGGACAACAAAATGGCTAAACCAAATAATGTAAACATGGCACCTGGCGGCGGCGGTGGACGCGGTGTTCGTAGTGCATCGGGTAAAGGAAAAGTCAAGCCTACACTTAAAGGTAAACTTGCCGAGCCATCTAAGGCTTCTGTAAAAGTAAAACCACCTGCTAAAACAAAACCAGCACCATTAAGACTTGAAAAAAATGTTGAACAGGAATGGTCGTCTATAAATCGTTCTTGGAATCCATTTGAAGGTGGTCTTGCTGATGGTCCAATGGCTATTGGAAAATCTCGTGCTGGTCGTATTTTACGAGCAACTAATCAATCTGGGTCTGGCAAAGCATCGGCACCAATTGCACCAAAAGGTTCATGGAATCAAAAGCCAATAGTTAGAATTAATTCAAATCCAGTACGTGCTAATCGCACCCGTTCTGGAAAAAAAGCAAAATAAATAATTTCCTCTTACGATAGGACAGCAATGGCATTAACAATTGAGCAGATTTCGGCACGCATTGATGCGCTCCGTTCGCGTTCTTCTGAACGTGAAAGTCGTCAATTAGATGTCCTTGCTGTCCGTAAGGGGCAAATATCTCAGGTTTATCCTGAGTTTTTTCCTGAAGGTGTTGATGCAAATGTCGTGGCAAATTTTATTGACATCGTTGCTAAAGATTTATCCGAAGTTATGGCACCACTCCCAGCCGTTAACTGCTCAGCGGCGAATCAAGTTAGTGACCGCGCTCGTATTTTCGCGGATAAGAGAACTCGCATTGCTACTAATTATTTTGCGAATTCTGATTTACAAGTACAGATGTATACAGGAGCAGACTGGTACATCACATTCGGTTTCGTCCCATTCATAATTGAATTAGACGAAGAAGACGGCTTACCGCGTATACGCATAGAAAGTCCGATAGGGGCTTACCCAGAGTTTGACCGCTATGGACGCTGTATTGCCTTCGCTAAACGATATACATTACCTTTGGGTGAACTGGTAGCACAGTTCCCAGAGTTTGAATATCAACTCCTTGGCAAGGATGGATTTAAGCAAAACTTAACTTCACAAGTTGAGATTGTTCGTTATTACGATAAAGACCAATCTATAATTTATATGCCAGAACGCAACAATCTAGTACTATCTTCAGCGCCAAATCCAATTGGCAAGATGATGGTAGTAGTTGCTAAGCGCCCATCTATTGATGGCGAAATGCGTGGACAGTTTGATGATGTACTTGGTATTCAATTGCTTCGAAATAGGTTCGCATTACTTGCGATGGAAGCAGCAGAGAAGTCAGTACAGGCACCAATTGTTCTACCTAACGATGTTCAGGAATTACAGTTGGGTGGAGATGCGGTTATCCGCACAGCCAACCCAGCAGGTGTCCGCCGTGTTGATTTAAATATTCCACCTGGCGCATTCACTGAACAACAATTACTACAAGCAGAACTACGTACTGGTACACGTTATCCAGAGGGACGTACTGGAAACATTGATGCATCAATCATCACGGGACAAGGCGTTCAAGCGCTTATGGGTGGTTTTGATACGCAGGTTAAATCAGCACAAGCAATTTTTGCTTCTGCTTTAAAAGATGTTCTTACAATTTGTTTTCATGTTGATGAGATGTTTTTTAACTTTCAGAAAACAATTCGTGGCGTAGATGCTGGTTCTCCATATAGTCTTGAGTATCTACCATCTAAAGATATTAAGGGTGACTACTCAGCCGATGTCCGTTATGGAATGTTGGCTGGATTAAACCCTGCTCAAGGACTTATTTTCATGCTACAAGCATTAGGTGGTAAGTTAATTTCTAAAGATATGGCTATGCGTGAACTACCATTTGGTATTAACGTAACTAGCGAACAAGAAAAGATTGAAGTAGAGGACATGCGCAATACATTAATTGGCGCATTACAAGCATCAGCACAGGCTATTCCACAAATGATTACCCAAGGTCAAGACCCGACTTCTCTGGTTAAGCAGATTGCCGATGTAATCAAGGCACGCCAGAAGGGTGTATCAATTGAAGACGCAATCAATGAAGTCTTCACTATAGAACAACCTCCTGCTGGTGCACCTTCGGTTGAGCAACCGTCCCCTGCTCCCGCCGCGCCAGCAGGAGGCGCTCCAATGGGCGGCCCACCAGATATTCAAACACTACTTTCAAGTTTGACATCAAGTGGCAAAGCAAGCGCAAGTGCTCGGACATCAGTTAGGAGATAACCGTGGCAACACCTCGCAAGAGAAAAGTTAAAACAGTTGCTGATGAATCCTATTCACGATTAGACCAATATTGTATTTGGTTATATGAGTTCCATGCTTCACTTATGCGTGCTGGGTTTACGGAACCTATTGCACGTTCGATTATTTCAGATAAAGAATGTTATCCAGATTGGGTCGAATGGCGTATCCCAACTGCTGCAGAAATTGAAAAATATTTAGATGATGAGGAAGATTAGAAATGGCAGAACAACAAGGTGGATATAGAAAACCAACCAATCCCGCCCCAGCATCAGGTCCTGGCGCTCTTTCTCAACGCACTGATGGGTCGCCCACTCAGCCAGCCACATACATTTCAGGATTGCCCTACGGACAAGGACAGCAAACCTACGATAACCAAGTAGCAGCACCAATGGCAGGCAACACAGTTCCTCAAATGGCTGGAATTGATGTTACTCCTTTGAGCGCTCCAACACAGTTTCCAGATGAACCCGTAACAGCAGGTATTGATATGGGTCCAGGAGTTGGTTCAGCAGCAATGGGATTACCAATGTCTAAACCAAGTGTTGTAAATACATTACAAAAATTAGCCATGTTTGACGACAGCGGCGAAGCAGAACTTATTCTTCAGCAATTCAATCAATAGGAGCAACTAATGCGCGTTTTAAAACCAGTAGTCGCAGAGGTTTCTCCTAATCTTTATTCAGCAGCCAAGCGTGCTAATTTAAATCCAACTGAACAAAGTCAAATTGAACAGATGAGTTGGGCTGTAAAAAAGAATAAAGAACTTGCTCGCATGGATGATGATGCTGCTCGTAAAGCATTTGAAAACTTAGACCCCAATGCGCAAGAAGGATTAAAAGTTTTTTTCGGCACTGCTGACTATATGCAGGCTCCACCTGATTTTTCAGATAGATTAATGGGTGCTTTAAAGTTTACTGGTAAAGCAATTGCCAGCCCTTTAATTGGTTTGTTTAAAGTTGCTGGTGCTTATAACCGTGCTATTAATACACCTTACTTAGTTGCTCGACAAGTAGCCCAAGGTGAATCAATTTTTGACACTAAGGTTTGGGATGATGCTTGGGACGGCAAGAATGTTTATGACAATGGAGCACTATCACAGGCTATTGACCGCTTTGGTAAGTCAGATATTTTTATTGCACAAGGATTATTGGCTGGCAAGAAGCCAGGAGAAATATTAGATTCTTATGGAACGCTAACTCCTGAAATTACTGCTTCAATGGAGAAAGCATTTAATGACCCTGATGCATTTAAGCAGGTTATGGATGCTGCCAAGTATGCTCAAGTAAGTCCAGGTCGTGACATTGCAAGAATGTTAGATACTAAACCACCTAAGAATGGTGGACTAACTGGTGACTATATTGATGGTGGAACTAAAAACCTATCTGGTGTTATTGATTTTATTTACCAAATAGCAATTGACCCATTAACTTGGATTACTGGTGGCACAACTAAGGCTGCTACCCGTGGAACTCAATTAGCAGAACTTGTTACTAAGGCTGGCGATAATGTAGCCCTTGGAGTT